CTTAAAGAACTTCGTAAGAAGTCCTATCAAAACAGCTATTGAAGGTGATTTCGATACTGGTAACGTTAGATTCAAAGCTAGAGAAAGATACAGCTTCGGTTGGTCTGACCCTAGAGGAATCTTCGGTTCTCCAGGAGCGTAAGCTTAATCATATTACTGGGGCGTACTTTACGCCCCAGTATTTTTAATGTAAAATAGGAGATACTATGGCAAGCAAAGGCGATGTAAAAGCAGTACAAATTACAGCAGCAGGTTCTGTGTTCGGTGGACGAACTAGACTTAGAGGATTAATTTTAACTAACATAACTACAACAACAGACACAGGTTCAATCGTATTACAAGATGAAGAAGGTACTCAGTTTACAACTGATGTTTTGCCAGCAGATGTTTTAACATTAAATCTTCCAGAAGATGGAATTTTATTTAAAGGTTTTATGACTTGTAATTCTATTACAAGTGCAAAAGCTACTGTCCTAATAGACAAGTAATCAGGAGTTACATATGGTAGAAGATGTAATGGACTATCAAGACTCTGTTCTACAATTAGTAAACTCTATGTCAAAAGGAGGAATGCCTCCACGAAATAAGAAAAATTTTAGATCAACTAAATCTGGTGCAGGTATGACACAAGCAGGTGTTATGGCATACAGAAGAAAAAATCCAGGTTCAAAATTAAAAACAGCAGTAACAGAATCTAATCCAGGCCCTAAACGTGCAGCGAGAAGAAAATCTTTTTGTGCAAGATCAGCAGGCCAAATGAAAATGTTTCCTAAAGCTGCGAGAGATCCAAATTCTAGATTAAGACAAGCTAGAAGACGTTGGAAGTGCAGATAGCTTAACTAATGCAAAACGGACTATTGGTTCATAAACATTTAATTGTCCGTGCTGAAGCGGTAAAGCCTCCGATGGAGGAAAAGTTTTTAACTCAATGGCTAAAAGATTTTATTGAGTCTATTAATATGAAAGTATTGATGGGGCCATATGTTAAATATCATAATGTACCAGGTAACAGAGGAATTACAGGTGCAGCTATTATAGAAACTTCACACATTGTTATGCACGTCTGGGATGAAGTAAATCCTGCATTGATGCAATTTGATGTATATAGTTGTGGTGAATTTGAAGTTGAAGATATTTGTAAAAAAATTAAAAAAGACTTTGATATTACAAAAATAGAATATAAGTTTTTAAATAGAGAAACAGGACTAGTAGATATTTCAGGTGGCCTCTTGAAATATAATCATTAATTATTATATAATACTTGTGGTGCAGCAATTGGGCTGACCTATAAACTTTGCTTAATTAAGGAGGTTAATATGACAAGTTTAGATTTAATCAATTCAGTACACAAACAATTTTTTGACAAAGGCTTAGACGTTTTTGATAGCGTATTTGATTCTTGGTCTAAAGTAACTGGCTTTCCATTTTGGAATGTCGTGAAATATTCTAAAGGCAAATATGGTTTAGAAGTCGGATTAGCTGGATACAAAAAATCTGATATTCTTGTAGAAGTAAACGATGGTGTTTTATCTATTGAAGGTAAAGTAGATGATTCAGCAGTTGAATACGTTCAAAAGAATCTTTCAACAAAATCCTTTATGAAACAATTTGCATTACCAAATAATGCCATTGTAGATGAAGCTAAGATGGAAGATGGTCTTTTAAAGATCAAATTTGGATACAAAGAAGACGAAAATAAACAAACAATCCAAGTTAAATAAATAATTTTATACCATAGAATTTCTTCATTGATTTTCTATGGTATAATTGCATTCTATGAAAAAGAAGTGTTTAGAATGCGGGCATAACTGTCATTGTATCGGACAAGGATACTACGTCAGCACTGAGCAATGTAGTGCTTGCGATTGTGACTTATGTTGTTGTGAACAACCTTTAGTTTTAACAGAACCAGTTAAAAAGAAGAGTATTTGGGAAAAATTTATAGATTGGTGGTCTAATGGCATCTAAAATAACTGAAGATACATCTGTAAAAACAGATATTAAAACTATTGGTTCACTAATAGCTGCAGCAGGTTTTGCTGTTTATATGTATATTGGTATGACTAATACCATTAATACACTTGAAACAAGACTTCAGTTAATGGAAGCAGATTTACTAAAGAAGGCAGATCAAGTACCTGTCGATAAAGAACAATTTTTTTTATTAGAAGCCTTGGCTGAAGATACTGAAAAACAACAAAAAATATTAGAAGAAAACCTGCACGTTAAAGTTATGCTTATGCAGGCTGAAAAGGAAATTGAGAAACTTAAAAAAGATGTTGAAAAGCTTAAAGACGCAACAAGAGATATTCAATTTAGCAATGGAAATGGAAACGGGCATTAACGCAGGAACCATCCAGGAGTATGACTATACTTGTGAAGATTTCGAGTGTGAATGGAAACAAATAACTGAATATTGGAGGATGAAATAATGGCTGATAGAGATAAAATTAATCAATACAAAATGACTCATTATGCACAAGAAAAAATGGAGTCAGAAAAACAAAAAGACCTTTTTCAAATGTTAAGAAAAGAAGTTAATATAGGTGCCAATGGTACCTCTAAGTATATGATTAAAAAAGGGCCCAACAAAGGAAGATTTGTATAATGTTACAAGCAGTTATAGCACTTTGTTTATTTATAAATGGAGAATTAGTAGAGCATAGAATTCAAGACTCAATCTCTAATTGCCTTAAGCATAAGAGAGAAGCAGAGAGAAGTATGGGTATGGATAATAAGAAATTTATGTGTGGTGAAGTAGAAGCTGAGATTACACATAATGTTGATGGTTCTAAAACAATCAGCAAAATAATAAGACCTAAATAATGTTAGCACTTGCTATTGTAATTATTGTTTTACTAATATACTTTGGGTATAGATGAAAAAAGTTTGGTGCAAAATATGCAAGTTTGTTGGCTATTGTAAGTGTCTTGAAAAGCAGATACAATTAAATCCTTTTGAACAAATTTTATAGATGAAACTTACAGCAAATATAAGTTTAGACGAACTTATAAAATCACAAGTTGCCGAACGTAAAGGCATCAATAATAATCCATCACCAATGCAAATAGAAAATTTAAAAGCATTGGCAGTAAATATTTTACAACCAATCCGTAGTCATTTCGACAGGCCTCTGATTATAAGTTCGGGATTTCGTTGTGCTCAGTTGTGTATTGAGATAGGTTCAAAAATTACCAGCGAGCATTGTGCAGATAATAAATCAGCAGCAGCTGACTTTGAAATTCCAGGAATAGATAATAAGGAATTAGCTCAATGGATTAGGGATAACCTTATTTGGAATCAGATAATTCTTGAGTTCTACAAAGAAGGAGAACCATCATCAGGGTGGGTTCATTGTAGTTATTCAACAGATTTAAATAAAAAGGAATCCTTGATTGCTTATAGAGAAGATGGTAAGGTAAATTATAAACCTTGGAACTAATATGGCAATCGGAAGATCACAAATGACAAAACAAGTAGATGGTAAATTAAGAGGTGCTAGAAAAAAGAAAGCACCTAAAGGCTATCATTATATGCCTAATGGGAAGTTAATGAAGAACAGTGCCCATAAAAAAACGAAATAATCCAATAGCAAAAATCCTAAGTAATAGACTATTTAAGCCTAAAGTGGTAAAATCAAAGAAGTTGTACAACCGTAAGAGGCTAAAAGACCCTTCTACGGAGTCATATAGCAATGTGGCCACAAATAAGGAGTGTTATGATAAATAAAATTAAAAATATTATCTGTAAAATTTTTGGTATTAAACAATGCTCCTGCAAAAAAACTAAAGTATTTTTAGAGGAAGGTATATAATATGGCTTGTTGGAAAGGCTATAAGCAATTTGGAATGAAGATGAAGAATGGTAGAAAAGTACCTAACTGTATTCCAGTTAAAAAAGCTTACACAGGTAAAGCTATTAAACAACCAACAGAAACAGATAAAGAATTTGAGATGAGGCACGCTTATCATACTCCTTTTATGAAGAAAAAACCAAAAGGTGCATTTGCTGGAGGATTAATTCCAGATGTATCTACTGCTATGTCTATGGCATCACAAGCTTCACCTCAAGACTATGTGCAATACAAACAATCAGGACAAACAAAACCACAACAAATTGAACAATCTGAAGAGGTTGAAACAACAGAGGCTTATGCAGGTAAGTTTATTGATGTAGAATTAGATGGTAAGAAATACTCTAATAAATCTTATAAAGATTATTACAAAGGATTAATTTAAAAAAGGAGATAACTATGATGAAAATGACACCAGGTGGCGGAAATGCTTATGCAAGAATGGCTTCTGTTAAAAAAGAGAAGGCTTCTTATGGTAAGATGATGTCTAAGAAAAAAATGAAAAATAAGAAAAAGAAATAGTAAATGGCTACAAGCGGCACAACATCTTTTAATTTATCTATCGATGAGATAGTTGAAGAAGCCTATGAAAGAATAGGTATTAGAATTAATTCTGGTTATGATATTAAATCAGCCAGAAGAAGTTTAAATATTTTATTCTCAGAATGGGGTAATAGAGGTGTGCACTTATGGAAAGTAGAATTAGATCAGGTGACCTTGGTTCAAGGTCAAGCTAACTATACTGTAAACACAGATGTTAGTGATGTTTTAGAAGCTTACATATCTAGTACTTCAGGTACACCAGGAACTACTACAAATGATTTATCATTAAGTAAAATTGATAGATCTACTTATGCCGCTTTACCAAACAAAGGCACTCAAGGACAACCTTCACAATATTATGTAGATAGACAAACAACACCTGTTATCTATTTATATCAAACACCTGATTTAAGTACATACACTTATTTAAAATATTATGTAATTAAAAGAATTGAAGATTCAGGTGCTTACACAAATACAGCAGATGTAGCATATAGATTTATACCTTGTATGTGTGCAGGACTAGCTTATTATTTAGCAATTAAACGTTCTCCACAAAGAGCAGAATTATTAAAACTAGCTTATGAAGATGAAATGAAAAGAGCACTAGACGAAGATGGTTCTAGAACTTCTTTATACATTTCTCCTCAAAGTTACTTTCCAAATGTATAGGAGAACGAATGGCTAATTTTGCAAAAGGAAGTAGATCATTAGCAATATCAGATAGATCTGGTATGCAGTTTCCTTATAATGAAATGGTTAAGGAATGGAATGGTTCTATTGTCCATTTTTCTGAGTTTGAGGCAAAACATCCTCAACTAGAAATACGATCAAGAGGAGGAGATCCTCAAGGACTACAAAGAGCTAGACCAGATACTTCTAGAGGAACTGGAATTATTGCATCTCTTGATTTACAATATTGGCCTGGACAATTTTTGTCTAATGGTATGCAACCAGGAACATCACCTGATGTTGAAAATGCTAAAAGACAAGCTGGAGTTAGTATAGGTGAAGTAACTATTTCTTTTCCAATAAACAAAGCATTAGTTACAGGATCAAGTTCAACAAGTAATTTAGGGAGTGTTACAGTAACAGTATAATATGACATTTGCAGAACTAGTAGCTAAGATTAGGAATTATACAGAAGTAGACAGTAATGTTCTTACTGACTCTATTGTAGAAGATTTTATTAGAGATGCTGAATTAAAGATATTTAGAGAAGTAGATGCAGACTATGCTAGAGAATATGCTGCAGCTAGTTTAATTGCTAACTCAGCTTATTTAGATTTACCTAACGCTACATCTTCATCTGGATTAACAAGCACTAGAAGAGCTATTATTGTAAGATCATTTTTAGTTGAAGACAGCACTCAATCTCCAACAACAAAGGTTTATTTAGAACCTAAAGACACAAGTTTTATATTTGAGTATAACTCAACAGGGGCTACAGGCGTACCTAAATATTACGCAATGTGGAAAGAAACTACTATCATTATGGCTCCTACACCAGCTTCAGCTTACAATTGTCAGTTAAGTTATGTTTATACACCTGACCATTTATCAGCTACAAATACAACTACTTATCTTAGTGATAACGCTCCTGAGCTATTGTTATATGCAACATTAGTAGAGGCGTATGGTTTTTTAAAAGGCCCTATGGATATGTACAAACTGTACTCAGACAAGTATAATATAGCTATGCAAGGTTTTGCGTTAGAGCAAGTAGGCAGAAGACGTAGAGACGAGTATCAGGACGGGACACCACGATTAGTCGTGCCTGCACCATCTCCTGATCAAATGCAATAAAAAATTATAATTACTAAGGAGAAATTATTATGGCAATACAACAAGCAGTTTGTAATTCATTCAAACAACAAATACTAGAGGGTCAACATCAATTTGAAAGTGGTGGTGACGTTTTTAAATTAGCGTTATATACATCTGACGCAAACTTATCAGCAGCTACAACAGCGTACTCAACATCTCAGGAAGTACCTGATTCTGGTGAATATGTTGCGGGTGGAGGAGCATTACAAAATCAACAAACAGGGCTAGACACAGGTGTAGCAATAGTTGATTTTGATGATTTATCTTTTACAGGTGTTACATTAACAGCTAGAGGAGCTTTAATTTACAATACAAGCGATGCTAATAAAGCAGTATGCGTATTAGATTTTGGATCAGACAAAACTGCAACTAGTGGAACATTCACTATTCAGTTTCCAGCATTCACATCAGCAGCTGCAATATTAAGAATCGCTTAATAACGAGCAGGAATATGAATGGCATCAACTTGGGGCACAAATCTATGGGGTTCTAATGCTTGGAACTCTGATAATAATATAATTGCCCCAAGTGGTGTCGAATCAACAACTTCCGTAACTTCAGTAACCGTAGACGCTCAAATTCAAATTGGGTGGGGTGGTTTAGCTTGGGGCGAAGGTGAATGGGGAGATTTAGCAAACCCTAACATCGACGTTTCAGGATTAGCAATAACTTCAAATACAAATGCAGTAACAATTTCTGCAAACGCAGATGTAACTATTGATACTACCGTAACAGGGCCAGCAGATATTGGAATGAGTTCTGCAACCGATGGCGTTGTTGCAGGAACCTCTGTTTTAGTAACAGTAACAGGTGAAGAAGCTACATCAACAGTAGGAGATGCTTTTGGTGGTGAAACTAATGTTGTACAAGTTACTTCTCCTTCAAACGATCCTTGGGGTAATGAAACTTGGGGTAATGGTTTGTGGGGTGTTGGTGACGGTATAACTTTATTAGGAGACGCAACTGTAGTAGCTCAAGGTGATGCATCAGTAACACTTACAGGACAAGAATTAACTTCTACAACTGGTACAGCTGTTTTAGGTGTATCTATTTTAACTACTCCAACAGGACAAGAATTAACTTCTTCAGAAGGGACAGTATTTGGAGGAGAAGTTATAGAGATACAAGTAACTACTGCTTCAGCACAACCTTGGGGTGAGTTAGCTTGGGGTGATGGAGAATGGGGTCAATCTGTTGGTACAGATATTGCAATAGGAGCAGATGCTGTATTAACACCTTCAATTGATGTTCTTGTAACAGGAGAACAGCTAGATTGGACTATTGGTACTGAAACAGTAATTGGAGATGCTAATGTAACACTAACAGGAATTGAAATTACAGTAACTTTAGGTGATGCAGATGCCTTTACAAATGTTACTGCTCAAGTTACAGGTCAACAATTAACATCATCTGTAAGCAATGTTTTAGCTGGAATTAGCCAATTAGTTACTCCTACAGGAGTGACAGCAACTACAAGTACAGGTATAATGGGTATAAATGCTTGGGCTGTAATTGAGCCTAATGCAAGTACAACGTGGAGTGTTGTTGACAAAGCAGCGGCTTAAAAGTAAAATTATTAAATATTAGGAGTTATTTATGGCATCAAGTTATTCTACAGATTTAGCACTCGAACTAATGGTAACAGGGGAAAACTCTGGTACGTGGGGCGATAAAACAAATACAAATTTAAACTTAATTCAACAAGCAATTGCAGGTTATGAAGCTATTGATGTTGCATCAGCAGATGTAACATTAGCGATGACTAATGCAACAATTTCAAATGCTAGAAATGCTGTTCTTAAATTAACAGGAACTTTAGCAGGTACAAGAGTTGTTAATGTACCAGATGGAATTGAAAAAACTTATATTGTTGTTGATGGTTCAACTCACAGCGGAAATTCTTTAACAATCAAAACAGTATCAGGAACAGGCGTAGCTTTAACAGAAGGTAAAACAACAATTGTTTATTCAGATGGAACAAACGTAGTTGAAGTACCTTACTTAAAAGATATTTCTGAAGATACTACACCTCAATTAGGTGGAGATTTAGATGCCAACGGAAATGATATTTTAATTGATGGTGGAAATTCTATTAATGATGAAAATGATTTAGAACAAATTAAATTTGCAACTACTGCTTCTGCAGTAAATGAATTCACTGTAACAAATGCTGCAACTGGAAATGCTCCAGCTTTATCGGCAACAGGTGATGATACTAACATTGATTTAAATTTAACACCAAAAGGTATTGGTAGAGTAACATTTAACGGTGCAGGAAAGATTCAACAATTAGCAGAAAAAGTAACTAACTCAGCTACTGCAGCTACAGGAACTGTAGACTACGATGTTATTACTCAAGCAGTTTTAAACTATACTACAGATGCTTCAGGAAACTGGACATTAAACATTAGAGGAGATGCTTCTAATTCACTAGATTCTATTATGGATACAGGTGAATCAATTACAATAGCTCATCTAGTTTCACAAGGCGGAACTGCATATTATAATTCAGCAGTTACAATTGATGGTAGTTCAGTAACTCCAGAATGGCAAGGCGGTTCAGCACCTACAGGTGGTAATGCTAGTAGTATTGACGTTTACACATATACTGTTATAAAAACAGGAAGTGCAGCGTTTACTGTTTTAGCATCTCAAACGCAGTTTGCATAATAGGAGGATTACAAAGTAATGCCAATTTTAGGTTCATTCGGAGCAGGATCCAAAGCAGGATTTGGTAGAGGCGGTAAAAAACTTTACTTAGAAGCTACGGGTGGTACGATTACTGATTCTGGCGGTACAAGATTCCATAAATTTACAGGTTCAGATACTTTCACTGTAACAGCTTTAGGAAATGCTTTAGACGGTGTTGCTGGAGATGCTGTTAACTACGCTATAGTCGCAGGCGGAGGTGGTGGAGGAACTGATAACGGAGGAGGAGGCGGAGCGGGCGGTTACTTACTTGTTGACGACCTTTCTCAAACAGTTACAGTACAAGCATACTCAATTACAGTAGGAGGCGGAGCAGGAGCTGGAGGTTCAGGATCGGCTTCATCTGCTTTTGGAAATAGTGCAACAGGTGGTGGTGCTGGAGCTAACTTAAATGGTGGAGCCTCTAACGGGGGATCAGGAGGCGGTGGTTCTAACAACAGATCTGCAGGATCAGGAATTGCAGGACAAGGAAATAACGGTGCATTTACAGGAACATTCACAGGCGGTGGCGGCGGAGGAAAATCTAACGCTGGAAGCGGTCGAGACGGTGGTAATGGATATACATATTTAAATGGAGAAGAATATGGAGGCGGCGGCGGTGGCGGTCAAAACAATAGTACACCAGGAAATGGTGGAAACGGTGGTGGCGGAAAAGGTTCATTTAGCTGTGCTAACAATGATGCTGTTGCAGGAACAGTAAACACAGGCGGCGGCGGTGGCGGCGGCGGTGGAGCACAGTGTGCAGGAGCAGGAAGAGGAGGCGGAAGCGGTGTAGTAGTTATTAGCTACCCATACGCAGCATAATATTATGGCACATTTTGCAAAATTAAATAACAATTCAATAGTTGAAGAAGTTGTAGTAGTCGATAATGCTAAGATAATAGATAACGGAGTTGAGTCAGAAGTTAAAGGTGTTGAGTTTCTAACAAATTTAACAGGTCATTCTAATTGGAAACAAACTTCTTATAATATGCATAGAGGAGTTCATTTAACAGGAGGTACTCCTTTTAGATTAAATTATGCTCAACCTGGTTTTAAATATGATGCAGATTTAAATGGATTTATTCAAGCTGAAAGTCCTTATCCTTCTTGGACTTTAAATACTTCAACTGGATATTATCACGCACCAGTGCCTAGACCAGATCCTGGTAGTGGATATTCTTGGGATGAGGAATCTCAATCTTGGGTACAATAATTGTTTTTATTTTAAAAGCATAGTATATATTACCCAATATGTGGGTATACAAATTTTCTCACCATAAAGAAATAAAAAATAAACTATTGGAATTAATATCTACAATAGAAGACAAAACTTTAAAAAGTGAAAAAGATAGAATAAGTAAAACTGACTGGTTTTTGCCAAAAGATTACAATAGAGAATATTTAAATTTATTTTATGATAAGATAAATGATTGTATGGATCTTATGTGTAATCAATTAAAAACTAAAAATTGGCAAATACATAATGGTTGGTTTCAACAATATAATAAAAATGACAAACATACGTGGCATTTACACGAAGGTTGTTCAATGTCTGCGGTATATTATTTAGAACTACCCAATAAAAATTTAACAACTGAATTCATTAATGGACAAAAGCCAAAAGTTAAAGAAGGTGATGTACTATTTTTCCCATCTTTTTATTTACACAGGTCTCCAATAAATAATTCAAAAAAAAGAAAGACTGTTATCGCATTTAATTGTTCTTTTTATGATTGGAATGAAAAATATATAATTAATTAAAATGAATTATAAAGTTATTGCAAATTTTTTACCAGTAAAAGAATTTAAAATACTACAAGATTATCTATTTAATAGTGAAATAGGTTGGTTTTTTAGAGATAGTCAAACTAGAGATTCAAAAAATAAAGACTATTATTTTACTCATTCTTTTTATAATAATTTTAGAATTAATTCAGAAGTATTTATTCCTCTTATTGTACCTATTTTAAATAAACTAAACGCAGTAATGATAGATGAAGTAAGAGCAAATTTATTTGTAAATAGATTTAAACAAATAAAATCAGAAGCTCATATAGATAAACCATATAAAAATTGTACGACGGCTATTTTATATATGAACACAAATAATGGATACACTAATTTAAACATTAATAATAAAGATATAAAAATACTAAGTGAAGAAAATAAAATTTTAATTTTTAATAATGAAATAAAACATAGTGCAGTTAGTCAAACTAATACAGCAAGAAGAATAATCATTAATTTTAATTATTTAACTAAAGAAGATATTTAAATATTGACTTAAATTATAGTAAAGATATATTTATAAACATAAAGTATGAAAATAAAAAAAATTAAACATAGAATAAGCTTAGACTATATAGAACAAGAATTTTATAGAAATTTGCAGTTTGTTTTTTTAGGGGATGATTTTCCTTGGTTTCTTAAAAAAGAATCAGATCTAGGAGATCCACAAACAAGTTATTATTTTACACATATATTCTATCAAAATAATATTGCACACAGTAATTATTTTAACTTTATTCAAACAAACTTACTTAATTTTATAAAGATTAATTCTTTAATTTCAGTTAGGGCTTTTATGTTTCCATCTAATAAAGAAGTTAGATCAATTGAAATTGAAAATGAATTTGATTTTAAACATAACCAAGCAATATATTTTGTTAACACAAATAATGGAAATACAGTTTTAAGCGACGGAACTAAAGTAACTCCAAGAGAGAATTCTATATTATTTATGGAATCTTCTGATAAACAACATTCAGAAAATTGTACTGATAAAAAAGCAAAAGTAATGATATTAATAGATTATTTTTAAATATGGCTTCAATACCTACAAAAGAATCTTTCATATACCAAGATAAAATTGATCCTAAAATTTGTAAGGATTTAATTAAATGGTTTAAAGAAAATAAAAAAAGTGCAGTTCCTGGTTCTACTTTTTATGGAGTGGATACTAAAACAAAAGATTCTGAAGATATTTATGTGCATCCTATTTTTAATGATTATCCGTTTGATAAATATAAACTAGGTCTTCAAAAAGCTTTAGATGGTTATATGAAATTATATCCTGAAACAAAAACTCTTCTTGCTAGATATACAGTGTCTGAATTATTTAATATTCAATACTATAAACCAGGAGGAGGATTTAAAAAACTACATTGTGAAAGAAGTAATGCTGGTAATGCAAAAAGAGTTTTAGTTTTTATGACGTATTTAAATACGGTTAAAGACGCTGGAACGGAATTTCCAAATCAAAACTTTACTGCAGATTGTGTTGCTGGATCAACTCTTATATGGCCTTCTGACTGGACTCATTCTCATAAAGGTGTGATAAATATGAAAAAAGAAAAGTATATTATTACTGGTTGGTGGTCGTTTTTTTAATGAATAACAAATTAGAATTAAAGGAACATAGTAATTTTTTAACACAAAGAAATTTAGAGTTTATAAATCAAATTGTACTAAGTAAAGATTTTCCTTTTTTTATTCAAAATTTTGATCCAATAGATGAAAAAAATTTATATAAATCAAAGAACATATTTCTATCTCATACCGTACAAAAAAGACTTGAAACCTGTAGTCTAAAAGAAGCTATTAATTCTCCTTATTATGAAGAATCTGTAGATATATTAAATAATTTTTGTAAGGCAATTAATCAAAAAGTTATGTTTTATACACGTATTAATTATAATTTAACTTTTAATAATGGTAATAAAAAATCACACATACATTTAGATCACGATGGTTTTGACCATAAACAGATAATCATTTATTTGAATGATTGTGATAAAAATGCTACAACTTGTATTGTAAATGATAATAATAAATTAATAAAGGAGATAGAACCAAAAAAATATAAAGGTATATGTTTTAATAGTTTAAAACATTATCAAAGATTTCCAAAAACAGGACATCGTGTTATTTTAGTTGCCACATTTATATGATAATTAGAGATTTATTTAAAACAAGTGTTGCACAAGTGAACCTTAATATTGATTTAAAAAAGCTAGAAAGTTTTTGTTTAAATCATATGAAAAAAGATAAGGGAAGGCACAGAAGTAATCCAACTGGATATCAAAGTAATGATTTACTTTTGTTTAAAGAGACAAAAGAATTACAAGAAAACATTCAACAATATTCAAAAATATATTTAAAAGATGTATTAAAACAAAAAGAAGAAGTTGAATTAGTTGATTTATGGTTTAATTTAAATAAAAACAAAGATTATAATATGTCTCACTGTCATCCTAAAAGTAAAGTTTCAGGATGTTTCTATGTATCAGCTCCAAAAGATTGCGGTAATATAGTATTTACAAATCCTTCACCAATTGACAATTTTTTATCTCAAGATGATAACTATGAATATAATCATCATAACTCTAGAACTTGGTTTTTACCAGCCTTAGCTGGTTGTTTATATATTTTTCCATCTTGGATATTTCATCACGTTGAGCCTAATTTATCGAAAAAGACAAGGATTAGTTTTGCTTTTAATATAAAGTAGGTCGTATTTATAGACAAAAATAAATGGTGTATAATACCTTTATGCCATTACGAAAAGTACAATTTGCACCAGGATTCAATAAACAAGCTACTTCATCACAGGCCGAAGGTCAATGGGTAGATGGAGATAATGTTCGTTTTAGATATGGAGCCCCTGAAAAGATAGGGGGTTGGGAACAGGTAATGACTTCTACATTAGTAGGTGCAGCTAGAGCCATTCACACTTGGGCTGATTTAGATGGACGAAGATTCGCTGCTATCGGTACAAACAAGATATTATATATTTATGATGGTAATAATTATTATGATATTACACCTTTAGATAGTTCCTTGAACGTGGCAGGTTGTGATATAACCACGGTCAACGGATCATCGACAGTTACAATTACAACACCATCAGCTCACAATCTAGAAGTAGGAGATATTCTTACATTTGCTAACGCAGGTTCATTTACAGCTGGTCAAACTGATTACACAGCATCAGACTTTGATGACGTACTTTATGAAGTACAATCTATTCCTACAACTTTAACTTTTACAATTACTATGGCTTCTGCGGAAACTGGAACAGGAGCAACGAACAACGGAACTTTAGACACACGTCCTTATTATAAGATTGGCCCTTTATTACAAGCATATGGATACGGATGGGGTACAGGTACTTGGAACTTATCAACTTGGGGTACACCAAGAACAACTTCAAACGCTATACTAGATCCTGCTTCTTGGTCTTTAGATAACTACGGTGAGTTATTAATAGCAACTATTAAAAACGGCCCTGCTTTTCAATGGGATCCTAATGGAGGAACAGGTGTAACAACAAGAGCATCCTTAATTACCAACGCTCCAACTAAATCAGTTATGTCTATTGTATCTGATAGAGATAGACATTTAATATTTTTAGGTACTGAAACAACAATAGGATCTCCTACAACACAAGATAAAATGTTTATTAGATTCTCTGATCAAGAGAATATTAATGATTATACACCTACATCAACTAATACTGCAGGTACATTTAGAATAGATTCAGGAACAAAGATTATAGGAGCAGCTAAAGGTAAGGATTATATTCTTATTTTAACAGATACTTCTGCATACTTAATGCAGTACGTTGGTGCTCCATTTACATTTAGCATTAGACAAGTAGGTTCTAATTGTGGATGTATAGGTCAACATTCTATAGTATTCGCTAACGGAGCTGTCTATTGGATGGGGGATTCTGGTGGCTTTTTTATGTTTGATGGAACAGTTAAATCAATGGGTTCTTTAGTAGAAGACTTTGTATTTACTACTACAGCAGATAATTTAGGTTTTAACTTTTCAGCTAGCGAGCTTACTTATGGTTCACATAATAGTTTGTTTGGAGAAATAACTTGGTTTTATGCATCTGCTACATCAAGCTATGTTAATAGGTCAGTTACCTATAATGTAGGTGAACAAGTATGGACTACAGGTTCTTTAGCTAGAACAAGCTATGCGGATGCTCACGTATTTGAAGACCCTATGGCAACTAAATTTGACACATCGATTGCTCCTACAACACCAACGGTTAATGGAGTATCTAACGGTGCAAGTTATGTATTTAATCACGAAGTAGGAACTAATGAAGTATTAGATAATGGTAATACGGTTAATGCTATAGCAGCATACATTGAATCAGGAGATTTTGATTTAGATGTAGATGGAGACGGTGAATACTTTATGAGAGTTAGTAGATTTATACCAGACTTTAAAGATTTACAAGGAAATGCTAAAGTAACGATTTTACTAAGACGATACCCTGCAGATGTTCAAACAAGTTCTACACTAGGGCCTTTTACAGTTAACTCTTCTACAGACAAGATAGATACAAGAGCTAGATCTAGATTAGCAGCAGTTAAAATAGAAAATGATGCTGTTGACGACAGATGGAGATACGGTGTATTTAGAGTAGATATATCACCAGATGGAAGAAGATAATGGCTAAAGTACAAGTATTTTTACCTGAACCACCGCAAGAGTTTTCTACTGAAAGTTTTAGACAGATTAACCAAGCGTTGGAAACATTACAAAATCAGTTAAATACTACCTATCAAAAAGAAGCAATTGAGAAAACTCAAAGACAAAATTGGTTCTTAATGAGAGGAGGTTGTTAATGTCTCAAGGATGTAACAACGTAAATGTAGAACCAGTAGTTATTGGTGGTGGAAATGGATCAAATGCTTATGATGCATTTGGAAGATTAAGAGTTTCTAATCCATTTACTATTTTTGATAGTACAAATGTAATGTCAAAAAATAATCTTTTTGATGAATCTTTAACTGGAT